TCGCAAATGCTTTGACAAAATATTAATATGTTCGCCAACGCTGGGTTCTGGCAAGTCCGCCAAGAAAGATGTCTTCGCGGATGTCAGAGCCGAACAAAAGTTTAAAGAATTTACAAACACCACGATGGCCGAAATATTTAAAACCGTGGAAGACAACCGAGAGGAAGAAGAGAACACGGTGTTAATCTTGGACGACATAGGTGCTCAGCTCCGTCGCTCGGCTGGGGCTGAAAAGCAACTCGTCAGTCTTCTACAAAATCGTAGGCATCTATTTTGTAGTGTGTTTATATTAGTCCAAAAGTTTAAAGACTTACCTTCTGGAATAAGAAATAATATGACACACTTTGTCAGTTTCAGACCAAAGAATCAATTGGAAATGGAAAGCATATGTTCCGAAGTATTTCCTTTTACCAAAAAATACTGGCAACAAGTGATAGATTACATTTTTGAAAACGATGACAAATTTAGTTTTTTTATGATTGATATGTCTCTACGGGACACCAACAAGTTTAAATATTTTAAAAAGTTTGACGAAATCTTTATTGAACATACAAATATATAATGCCTGCGGCGTCTTTTTCCAAATTCTTTTTCCAGATTAGGTGTCCCACACACAAATGGCCTTTTTGGGGGGACATTTGTGTGTGTTAGGTGATTTTCAAATTAGAATTGGAAAAAAAAAGAAAGGATTATAGGCGTCCCGCCCATCCCTAACGAATAGAAGTGTTTTGTGGATATAGAAAAAGAAAAGAAAAACAGAAAATATCTAACGGTATATATATGCCTACGAAACGCAAGAAAAAAACAAAAACACCGAAGTCACAATCACAAAGGCAAAGCGTGACTGTAAATATTAATACCACAAAAGCAAAGCGTAGTAAATCCCGTCGTAGGTCTACTTTACCACCCGCGTCCTATCCACCACAATTTGCTCCAACGTTTGTGACCAGTAATCAAGACTTCGACAGGGTTACTCCTTTGTTGGCAGGTATATTACAATCCCAACAACAGATGTTCAGAGATATATCCGTTCCGACCCAACCAATGATTAAAGCGGAGGAACCTCCTCCAAGAGAACCAGCTCCGCCACCTCCGCCACCAACTCCACCACCACCTGCGTCTAATTTTCAAAAACCTGTTTCTTTGGGCGGTTTTGATGCTCCTCCACCTTTACAACCAAGCGTATCTGTCCAGCCAAGTGTGATGGGTAGTGTAAAAGACTTGGACGACGTCGTGTCCACAACAACTGAAAATGATTTTGTAAGCACATCATTGCCTTCGAAACGCAAGAAAAAACCACCACCACCAAGAAGAGGCGATACTTACAGGGGGGTTAGGTCAAGCGAAACTAACCCCGAACCAGTTCAACCTTCAAAAAAATCGATGATACCTGGCAAATCTTTTTTTAGTAAAACATTTAATCCAAAACACGGGGAAACATTAAGAGGTAAAGAATTAGAAAATCAAAGTAGGAAAGACATTAAAACAGAACCCGCGTTTGTACCCGAAGGAAGAAAACCATTAAATCTACAACCACGTATTGGAGCAAAAAAAGCAGAACAATCCGATAATCCACCCTCCAAACAATCTGTGATGGCTCAAAGAATAAACCCGAAAAAGAGTATAGATGATGATGACGACCCTTCTGCTTTGGAATTATTACCACCCGACGATATGGCCGAATCTTTAAATCGTGCGAGTAAAGAAGGCGAAGAGACAATAGCATTTTTACAGAGTTTATTGGAGTCTCAATCCAGACCACGGGAAATTAGTATAGATGCACCGCCCGCTCCTTTAGATGCCCCACCCAATATACGACCTTTGATACCTCCAACAAGAGAAAGAAGTCTCTCTAATATGTTAAATATCAAGGAAACTCCTCCGCCTAACATACCTAAAACAATAGAAGAAATACCCAAAAAAGTTTCAGAACGTGGACTCAGTATATCCGAAAAAAAAATGATAAGACGAGAGAAAGCAGAAGAGGAAGCAAAAGAAAAGGCACGGTTGTCGAGTCCAGAAGGTAGACCAGCCAGAGAGTCGCGAAATGTATTGAAAACGGAAGAATTGGATACAAGAACATCCCGAGCGTCGATGGAAGAAGTCATTGAAGAAAGTAAACAAAGACAAAAATACCAGATGAAGATTTGTTTAAAATAGCTAAACAAGGTGGAATTGTATCCTCAGTTTTACCACCCAAACCACCTGAAGCTGCTATAACTGAACCTACTCCAGAAAAGGAACCAGCCTACTTTGTAGACATTGAACCCACGATGGAACTCGACTATCGAGGTAAGGAAATACAAGAAACAAAACAAAAAAAAGAACAGGCTACACCCGTGGTAGCACCAGAATTACCGAAGGGAAAAAAAAGCCCAATGAGTAATTCGCGTAAATTTGTATAAAAACATATTTATAATACATATATATGTCTATTGAAAATGAAATCGTACCAGAAATTAAAATTATTAGCGGGCATGCCATATTCAATGAAAAATGCAGTGGTTATGTCAAAGAAATTTGGTTGGGCTTTAGAAAAGGAATTTAACCCACAACCCAAAGATTTATATGTCGTCTTTGGTGCTCACGAACTCGCACATCATCTATTGGAAATTCAATATAGACTTAACAATACTTTTGGGTATGTTGTTATGAATTCTGAGCAACCCGATTCACAAATTTATGAAAAAATAAATATTATGTGTCTCTTATGAAAAAGAAACGTGGTATGTGATTATAATACCTTATCTGCTAATTATTTAAAAGAAACATATGATATTAAGATTTTGTCTTATTTTTATTTTGAATTTTTACAATTCAATTTAGAGACAAAAGAAAGGCCGTATGATGTATGTTTTATTGGTTCGAAAACCGAACGCCGCGAAAAGATTTTGAAAGAGTTACAGGAGAAGCACACTGACCTAAATTTCTATATTGACTATGATTGGAGTCACAAGAACAGTGATTCTTTAACCAAAATTCTCCATGAATGTAAATTGGTTTTGAATATCCCATATTATAATGAGAACGCACTCGAAACACATAGAATCCACAAAGCACTGGCTTGTAACTGTAAAGTAATATCTATGTCCTCAGCTGACGAAGACGCAAATGGATTTTATAAAGATTATATCACCATCACCGATAATATCGATTTATCTATTGATGGGATTGAGCCAAACTATGAAAAATTGGTTAAGGAACTCAGTCAAAAATTTAATCCGCATTTCTTGTTTGTGGTAGAACAAATTCACACCAAACTACTTGCTATGTAGTCACTATGTTTTTTTGTACGCTTGTGTTGTGCTATATCTGACCTGCGAACAATACTACCACACTCACACTCGATTTTTTCTTTTCTATATTCTTTATTTGCTTGCCAATATTCTTGCCAATATTCTTTCATACGTTTTTTCTATCTTGTTCTGTGAAACCATTTGGATACTTAATGTAGTTATCACATGTATTACACCGATTACAAACAATTTTTCTAAACAAACCAGTTGTGTGGTCATGGTCTAAACACCGTTTATTGTTTTTTGTAAATTCTATTTGACAATGCTGACACTCTATTGTATTGATATATACTTCATACAAGTCATCATAGTCATCATATATCAATCCACTCCTTCTCCAATTATAAATCGTTTGATATTTAGAAAGCGGCATACACAATATTATTGTAGATTTAGTTTCAAATCAATTTTTAAATATATTTCTATTGTATATGTATTCGGTTCCTATGGGCGGCTCTGTGCCGAACCAAAACATTAATATTGGGAGCAACCTCAATTTCGGTAATGTCTCCATCGCGAACGCATCGGTTACTTTGGCGACGTTTGGGGAAATACGTACCAATATTTTTTCACAAAATACGATGAATGTCTCCCAGATAAATGCATCGGAAATCAACCTACCCACAGATTACATTATTCCGTTTTTGAACGTAAGCCGATTAATAGCCTTCTCAGAATCTTTTGTAGACTTATCGGCGACCAATATTTCCTCCAGCAATATTACCGCCACAAGTGTAATAGCAAATAATGTTCAACCAACCTTAACCGCAGGAAACAACATTGATATTTGTGGAACGGTTATATCGTCAACTGGCGTTTTACCCAGTGTAGGAAATTTTACAGAAATCAATACATCACAAATCAACGCAAGTAATCTATCCACAGCCGACTTAAGTATTGGAACTAACTTAACGCTAACGGATAAGTTGTTAAATGTCAATAGCACAGTCAATGTGACGCAAAATAGCGGCGACCTAATCACAAGCGGTGCCGTGTATTCGGCTTTGAACGGGGCGGGTGGTGGAGATAGTCGTTCGCTAACCAATACTCAGTTGTATTTGGGAGGGAATGTAATTAAACCTATTGTTCGCGGATCGACCAACATCGTAGATGTCAATATTCCACCAGGCTCGTCAAGAAACATGATGAAGGTATTCTATACAACCAAGTTCGGTTCAAATGCGATTTTAAATTGCACGGCTTCCTTTTCCTATGAAATGGGAGGTTATAACGACGATACTGTAAATGCACGGTTAATTTATAACAACGGAGTAGACAACACCATCAGTACCCAAGAACAGATTTGGCGTGACCACAACGGTGGCGGAACAAGGTCTGGTGTTTTGTCTCCGAGAATAGGCAATCGAACCTCAGCCGTATCGGCTGGAACCACTGTATATTTTCAGGTTCTCATTGATAATAATTCAAGTGATGATACTTGGACAATGTTATTTCCAGATAGTTGTACCTTTCAAATTACAGAAACATTAGATAACGATGGAGGCAGTGACTTGAACTTAAATACAGGCAACATAGAAGCAGACGAAGCAAACTTTAATAGTTTATCCATTTTAGAAGGTTCACCTGCGGGACAAGCAGTTATCGGTCGAACCCAAATTGGGAATGACGGACATAGCGATAGGATGGCCATATCTATCGAGGGTAATACAGGAGCAACCAACTACGGATTCGCACAAGTAGCCAGCGGTCAAACAATCATGAACGCCCAGTCGACATCGACCTCCAATAGTTTTCGTGTAGAAGATGTAGAAGTAGCGTCTATCAACTATATAGGGTTAGCCATTGGTTACGAGGACGCCTTTTTTCCTTTGACGATTAGCGGAGACGCCTTTATTAACGGGACTGCTTTTATAACAGTAACGCGTTCGGAGGTCGCATCTGCCAGAAATTTAAGTAGCATAGACGTGAGTTTAGTCAATCTGTCTGCTACAAAGTCATCTATTGATAATTTGAGTGTGGGCAACATTACTATAACAGGCAATATTACAGCGAATGCGTTGAATTTATCTACAGGGAACCTTGTTCCAGGGGACAATATCACTATTGAAAATAATGTTATATCTGCTTATTTATCTTCAGATAGTCAGGCCAATCTAAACAGTTTACAAGTAGATAATAATGTAGATGTGTTCGGTGTTTTAAATGTAAGTCAAACCAGTAATTTTCAAGATAGTTTAAATGTGTCTAATAATCTGTATGTGGGTAAATCTGGACAACACGCTGGGGACATCGTATTGTATAGTGGAGTGGTCGGCAACAACTTCGTCCAATCGTTTAATAGTTCAGGCTATGAAGTCAATATATCGGTTACTGGCAATAGTTCGGCTATTAACTTTTTTGTTGGTAATCAACCTTGTTTGGAAATAAGAAACAACGGGATAGAAACATTAAATCTACAAGCAGACGATATTAATACAGAAACCTTAAATGTAGTTGAATTGGAAGCAGATATATTTGAATGTATCGATGGAGAAGCAACGTTCCGTTTTTCGACCCCTTTGTTGAATGCTACAACCGCAAATATAAGCACCTTAACTATCGACGAATTAGACCTCGACGAGTTAGACCTCACCAAGATAAATGCGTTCAGGGGCAATTTTTCGTTTGCGGTTGCCAACGTATTAACCGCTTCTACTTGTATCTTGTCGGATATAACAGCAAACGATATTACAACACAAACTATTGAATCGACAAATATCACGACGTCTAATTTCGCCACTCCAAACGCAAATGTCAGTTCAATCAATAGTTCTATATCGCGTTCTCGTTCGGTCAATACATTCAGTTTTAATTTAAGCGATGAAAGCTCGTCCGCACAATCTATGACGATGAACCGAGATGGTGGAGCCGTTAATATCGTAAATAACGCGGGTAGTATTATATTCAACACAAATACAAACTCGACCGAAAGAGTATTAATTATGGATTCAAACAATTTAATACAAACAAGAAGTATACAAAATGCTGGACTTTTTGAAAGTAGAAATATATCTACAGATGAAAATATTTCGGTGGGTGGTTCTCTGTCCGTGACCGGTTCTATAGAAGGATACCAAGAAGCACTTATTGCAGGGGATAACATAACCATCGTAGGAAATACTATATCTTCTTCGCCACCCAGTATTGCTAACTTTTCAACTGTCAATTCAAGTAATTTAAATACTTCCTTTATTACTTGTAATGGGGTGGCATCGTTTGGAAATGATGTGAATGTTACAGGGGATATTGAATGTGATGAATTAGACACCGACCAAGTATACACTGTCAATCTATCTTCAAGTGCGTTAGACGCAATCAACATCACCACCGACACCATCACCTCGTTTCAATATAACATAAGCGATAGTTCCGACGACGCAGAGGCATCTTTCCTTTTTCGAAATGGAGCCACAACGCGATTTATACATACAGGCGGACGGCTTCGTTTTGAATGCGATGAATTACAAACAAGCGGTGTTGCTAATTTTAGTACCACCAACGCTTCTGTTGTAAATGGTGATAATTTATCTACCGCCACCATGGTATTTACGAGTGATTTTAATTTACAAAGTTTCGGTAATGTATTAAGTCTAACCAAACCATTACTGAGTATCGACGAAATTGTAGCGGGTTTGGCAAACGAAGATGTGGTTACCAACAGTTTGAATACCAGTTCGTTGAACGTAGATGGTATTACGAGTTTAGACTTGGTTTCTGTATCCATGGGGTTGAGCTCAAACAATAATAATTTATTCAATATTAATTCGGGTGGAACAGCAAATATAAGTCAGGGTAATTTTAGTACAATCATAGCAGACAATATTAGCGGATACCAAGAAACCTTATTGGCTGGAGATAACATAACGATTACAGGTAATACCATATCTACTTCTGCCGTAGCAAACTTTTCAAGTGTAACTGCGGAATTTATAAATAGTAGCAACGTTGTAAATGTGAGTGAAATTATTGGAGCGAATTGCGATTTCGGGTCGGGGTATATACAATCTTTTGAATCGGTACTTATCAACGCCTCCTATTTAAACTTAGACGAAGATTTAACTGCCTCTACTATACAAACAATAGGTAGAGTAGATATAGGTAATGCGGACGGACAAAGCGAAGGCTTAGTTCTTACGGGAACAGAACCAACAATTACTTTAAAAGATACAGACGCTCGTTCGGGAATGATACATATGAACGGTAACAATATGTTTTTTCTTAGTGGCGAGACGAATAGCGAAGCTTGGAGTCAAGTAAATGGAGAGTGGCCACTTGTATTACATACAGATACAAATCGAGCACAATTTGGCGGACAATTGGATTGCGATTTGGACGCTTTTCATTACACAGCTGGAAATGGAAGATTTGATAGAGGCGCAGGAGCGGATGTATCGTGGACTACAACAATACGAGGGTCAAACATACAAAATGGTGATAGTTTTAGACCAAAATATACAGGCAAATATTGTATAACCTTGTGTTTATTCTTTGGTTCGGATTCAAGCGGTGATGTTAGAATTTCTTTGAAACTAAACAATACATACTATAACTTAAATGGTGGAAATGGTACATATATCGTAACTGCCAATAATATAAATGAATTCAAAAATTCGATTACAGGAACTATGATTGTGGACGCAGTAGCAGGACAAGATATAAAAGCATTTGTTAATGAAGGAACGTTGAAATATTATGGGGCACACTCTTATTTGGCGGGATATTATATTGGAAATACCTAATTTATTTTCTAACCCTATAATATGGTGGACTATGTTTCTGTATTAGAAAAACATTATCCAGAGGTAGGTTTTGGATTGGAAGACAATTCTTATAATAGTATTCAGTTTGAATATGGAGAAGTGCCGTCCAAAGAACATTTGGATAAATTATGGACTGAAATGGAATTAGATGTAATAAGAGAAAAAAGAAATAAGTTGTTAAAAGAGAGCGACTTCAGAGTCGTGGCCGACTACCCGCAGAGAGACAAATGGATAGTCTACCGACAGGCGCTCCGCGATTATCCATCTATCTGGCTGCCAGACAGACCATTTCCCGAAACACCAGAGTAAAAATGATTTAAAGAATTGATTAGATTAGAATATAATGGGTAGAACACAAGATTTTACCAACTCTATTATTTACCATATTAGACATATGGAAAGCAAAGAAGTCGTTTATGTGGGTTCCACGACTAAATTTCCTCAAAGAAAGGCAAGGCATAAATATGATTGCAACCACGAAGAAGCAATACAATTTGCATACCCTATTTATTGTCATATTAGGAATAATGGAGGGTATGATTGTTTTGAAGTAATACCTATAAAATCATTAAAATTAGAAAATAAAACACAGTTATTAATTGCCGAACAAGTGGAAATCGATAGACATCGCACTTTAGTAAATAGGCAAAAAGCATATATAACTATAGAAGAACGCAAAGAACATGATAAACAATATCGAGAAGAGCACAAAGAAGAATTCAAAAAATATCTCAAACAATATTATCAAAAAATAAGGAAAATTTAAATGAAAGTATTAAGTGTCCTATTTGTAATTCTACCACATTACGACGTCATTTAAAAAGGCATCAACACACCAAAAAATGCCAAGAATATCTTAACAAATAATATGTACCTATGCTATGTACGTATTATTGGTATTTAATGACCAAGATTGTGAAAAACTAAACTGTATTTGGTTGTATGACAGTATCAGTTCGGTAATGACCGACACAAAAAACGTGATAAAATATTGTGATATAAATCGTAAAACGAGAATCTATAGAACAGCGAAGTCTTTTTTTAGAGTATTAAAAGTCAATAGTCATGATGCTAAATTATATTTTTATTAATTATAAAATATTCTGCTATAGTATATGCAATCAAAATACCTATTCTTGAACAGCGAACAATTAACTAATGTGGATGGCGTTGCTACGTGGAATAATTTACCCGTACTATCCGAATCCCGACGAGAATGCTATATCAATGTCGTCCACGCCTGTGCGGTCTTCACGGAGGCTTTGTCTCATAGCGAAGCATTATTAAAAATCAATTTACCCAGTCTTAATTATTTTTCTTCTTCCAACAATGCTCCTGTAATGGAATATTTACATTCCGATGACAACTTAACATTTGAACCTGTATATGAGTCGCCTATTAAATTATTAACAAACGATGCTTTGAAGAAGGTAGAAGTTCAGCTAACCGACAATAGTGCCGAGGCGATTGATATAGATAATTTAGAAAGCCTCAGTGTGGTATTAAAAATAGATTATGTAGACCAAGACGCCATGGCGAATCAATATTTGTCTCAAATGCCGTCTTTATTGCGTTGAAATATTATACGAATCCGCCATGACTTGTAGCGATGTTCCACGATTATTACTTATTTTTTTATAGGAGCGTAATCCTTTTGCTTCAAACACAGACCGCTTCATCAAGTCGGCTTCTGTATAACCGCCCGTAATTTTTTTGATTATTCGCGTGATATTATTTAAGTCTTTATCAATCAAGGTGGATAGTGTTTGAATACATTCGACAAACATCTTATTGACGATACGATGTTTTTTTTGTCCGTATGTTTTGAATGTTTTATAATCATTACGAATATAAACGACACTAGTGGGGCGAAGTAGTAAATAATTTTTCGTATTGTCCGTGGGTTTTTTTGTGACAATGTTGACCATCAGGTCTGCGTTTCTAACCTTGAATGTGAGTAATAAATATAAAATAGCACACGACGCAAAGTCTTTTTTTATAAAGTAATCTCTCATCATACGACGGAACACAGAAATCGACGGGATGTCTCTTGCTTGATTATTTGTATCGTTTATTTTTATGGTATCTTTTACCGCTTCGACTAACAACTGGCGAATATTATCATTCGGCAATTGTTTGTAAGTTCTATACTTTGATATAGTAGACACCATAGTCTGTCTTTTTGACCCTAAAGCATACGTCTTCAAATGTTCTATTGTTTTATCTTCCTCTGAATCAATCGAAAACCCAGCCTCTTGATACGCTCCTAAATTGCGGATGTGATTGCGGACAGTCGTCGGCGCCAACATTTGGTCTTTTAAGTATTGTGTATAGTCATCCATACTATATATAAATTATATTATTTTAATTCAATTTTACAATGGATTACGATTTCTGTCGATGGCTTCTAAATTATACATCACCCAATGGTGGTTCAGTTTTTGTTCGTCCAATTGTTGTTTCATAAGAGACAAGGATAATTTTAATAAATCTAATCCCCTCTTCATAAACAGTGTAAAATTTTTAGATACGTTATAGATATTTAGATGTCTACACATCGGGCAACTATAACATATTTCGCCATCGACTATTTCAAGCATATGTTTAAAACATTTACGGCAAGTTTTAAAGGCACATTTGTTGAAACAATGAACTATGTTATGTGTTGTTTCATAGCAAATATTACATTCCATTGTAATATATTATATGTTTATTTTATATGGAAAAAAGAGAATTAAACCAAATCATCCAAGATTTAAAGGCGAAGCGCGATGCCTTGGGTTTAGCCCATGAAGAATTAAAGCGTGAAAACGATAGCTGGAATAAGTGTGTTATAATCGTGTCTCTAACCACAGGTATGTTCGAGTCTATGAAACTACAAATGCGATGGAATAACAACATCGTTTTACTTGTCCCGATCGCATTGTCGTCTGTTATAGCCATGATTTCCGCTTTGATAAAATTCAAGAATTTCCCAAACCAAATGGAAATAATATTACAGAGTCAGTCTTTGATTACCCACACGCTTAACGTGGCTCGCAATGAAGAAACCATAAGCCCATCGTTACTTACACAGTACCACGAAAGTTTGGAAAAGTTAGAGACAAGTATATATCCCGACTTGCGTAAAAAATATATGAAAGCGTCGCACCTCAATCTAATAAGTATTTATAAACAAGAAAAGAAATTTTATAATGAAATTGATAATATAAATAAGGCCACGTTGGAGTTTAGCGATGATTCCTCTTCTGGTTCTTCAAATCCATTTTCAAACGGATTTACCCCCTTCAGGAAAATATTCTATAGAAAAAAAGGGTTTGTCTATCATATTACAACCAAGTTTTTTCAGATAATACTTTTTACATGATTTATTGTAATTGACTATGTTTTTTTTGTAGTAGTCTACGCTGTATTTTTGTGAGTCATAATCACTACGCTTCATATAATACAAACAAAGAAAAAAAATAATGTTTCTTGTCTCTATTCTTCTTCGTCGTCTTCTTCGTATAAGTCTAACATGGTCAATGCAATACCGCTACTATTGTTATATTCTTTTACAATTGTAAATGTCTTATCAACATATATTGGTAAACTGCCTTGGCTAATATCTATCCTTAAAGTCAATTTAAATTGGGTTTTACAATACGCAATTCGGTCGCATTTTAAATCCGTTTATTTCTACTTCGTAATCGTCTTCATCGTCTTCATGAATCATCTTTTTAATATATTTATACGGTATGTCATCAAGTAAATCTAAATATTCGATAGTGGATAGTTGTAGGCAATTGGTATAAGGCATCAAATCTCAACCAATATAAATATATAAATCAATTTTTATTTTGCTATCAAATTATTTTTTCTTGAAGGGTTTTAAATTCCCTTTGTCTTTAATTTTTTGCTTTGCTTTGACTTGTTTTTCTAATTGACTTTTAGATATTTCTTTTATCGTCAATGGTGTATCTTTTGAGACACGCTTGGTTGGCCGTAATACGGGATATTGTCCTTCCTTTGCTACGTTCTTCCAGTTTTCTTTGAACCATTGGGTCAAGCCTCCCTTTGCTTTTTTGCCACTATAAGTCCCACCACGTTTTTTGTATTCTCTAACAACCCACGCGCTCTTATAGGCGCCGTGTGTTTTGTATTTCTCGTCTGCTTCTTGTTTAACTCTAGCATATAATGCTTTATCGTTAGGAATATTACTCATATATATGGTAATATATTTTAAATATCTTCCAGCCCATCGCTCAATTCCAATAAGGATTGTTTGATTTCATCTATATCGTCATTAAAGCATATAATACTGATTTTATCATTTATAAATTTAATGATTTCACTCTGTGTCGTTTTTAGGTGTTCAATTTTTTCTTCATATTTAGTGATCGTGTTTAACATATCTATATTGATTTTATCGATTTTGTCTCTTGTGTCTTGTTCTGTGTCTACCATTATATAAAAATGTATTATAAATATTCAAATCAATTTTTATAATACCACAATATACTTTTGAGAACATTTTTTGTAATATTTCCTTGATGTACCCTGTTCATAATTTTATCATAGTCTTCTATTTTAGATGGTCTGTATAATTCGTCGACCGTAGAAAACATATTATGTAAATGAACGATATACGGTTGAAGCATCTGTATAAGTTCTTCTATTTTTTTAGTAGATTGAATTGTATCCAACCATTCGCCGTTAGAATAAACAGAAAATCTATATCTACTTACATCATTTATTTTAATAATATTATCAGGGATTAATTTTGTAATCTTTTTTACCATAGCGGATTCAGACGTTCCTTTGTACGTATCTTTTAAAAGTTCAAAAGGATTGATATTATTCGCAATTTTATATTGTTCTTCATACGACAACTTCTGTTTTACATACTTCAACCAGTCTTGTTGTTCTATATTTACATCATCGCTTAAACATACGTATTCATTTATGGTTAGAAAAAATACATGGTTAATAATATCGTCAATATCTACGTCGGGATCTTCGGGTTCTTCTTTGATAGTTTCTTCTTGAGCCTTCAATTGATTGGCGAGTAATATTAAAGTCAGTTCCAACGGCGACTTGTCATTATTAATAGCCATAATATGTTTTTTAGTTTCATTATGTTTTTCATACTTAGTTTTATGCTTAGTATGAAATTTACAGGAATTACAATGAATAATCCATTTTACATATATTAATATATTATTATCTTTATATATATTTTTCATTTATATTTTTCATTTAATATTCACAAAAAAATACTTGTCCTAGTTGTGGGCGGAACGCCTATAATCCTTTCTTTTTTTTCCAATTCTAATTTTGAAAATCACTTCTCACACACAAGGTCTGAAAAAAAAAGACATTGTGTGTGGAAGGCAAAAGCTGAAAATAAAACCGAAGAAAACCCGCCAGTAGAGAGTAGTTTGATTTATATATTTTGTCTCTATTTCTCATATATATTTTGTCTCTATTTCTCATATATATTTTGTCTCTATTTCTCATTTATATTTTTCATTTAATATTCACAAAAACCTTGTCCAGTTGGAGATGGGCGGAACGCCCTGTCCTATAATCCTTCTTTTTTTTCAATTCTAATTTTGAAAATCACTTCTCACACACAAGGTCTGAAAAAAAAGACCATGTGTGTGGAAGGCAAAAGCTGGAAATAAAACCGAAGAAAACCCGCCGCCGCCGCCCGTAGGGAGTAGTTTGATTTAGTTTTTTGTTAGTTTTTTGATTTAGTTTTAGAGACAAATAGGGATCGGTGTATGTCATCTGATAAGCATAGTTTATCTCCATTTATCGATAGTGATTTATAAATTGAAACGGGTAATAAATTGAAATGGGAAATAAATTGAAACAGTCTTTTGTATAGATATTTTGTCTCTATTTTAATTAAAACAAAGATTGTTAATGTTTATATTTCTTACACAAGGTGTGACGGTGTGACGGGTGTGACGCTCTCAGACAAAGTATTTCTATAGTAGCTTCCGTGGAGAACTTTGTCTGAGAGCGTCACACCCCGTCACACCGTCACACCCTTCGCAAATATTAGTAAGAAAATAGTAGTTAATCGACTAGTTAATAGTTAGTACACCATAAACAGAAATACATGTATAAATCCTACAATCTGACTTGTCTCTATTATTTTAATTTAGATTGGAAAAATAAAAAGAAAAAGAAACAACACAATCCTTACAAGGGTTGGATTTTGAATAATGGAGACAAATGGGATCGGTGTGTGTCA